GGCCTTGAAGTGGCGCAGGCGCGGGCGGAAGTACAGCGCGCGCTTGCCGTGGTGCTGGCCGAAACGCGGGCGACCAATGCCGAATTGCGTGGCGAGGTCGCAACACTGAAAGCGGAAATCAAGACATTGATTGCAGGAGTCAGACATGGCGAAAAAGGCGAAACGGGCGCGGCCGGAAAAGACGGTGCACAAGGCGAGAAGGGTAACGACGGTCGCGACGGCGCGGACGGTGCGCCGGGAAGGTTTCCCATACCTTGTCGATGGGCAAGTGGCATCCACTACCAAAGCGCGGTCGTGATCCACGACGGCTCGACGTGGATTGCACAACGCGACACCGCGCAGGCGCCGCCTCACGACGATTGGTTGCCGCTGGCGGTGCGCGGCAACGATGCGCCGGTCGGCGAGGTACGCGGACTGTACGACCCGGCGGTGACATATCGCAAATTCGATATGGTCAGCAAAGATGGCGCTGAATTTCGCGCCAAATGCGACAACCCCGGACCGTTACCCGGTAGTGACGATTGGATGCAATCCGCCCGGCAGGGCAAACCCGGCAAGCCGGGGCCGCGTGGCGAGGCGGGCGCGGAGGGTAAGCAAGGGCCGCCGGGAAAATCCCCGCGCTGGACGGCACGCGGGTTCAAGCTCATCGACGCCACGTCCGGCGATGAAATTGATCTGCGGCCGTTGTTCGAACGCTATCACGCCGATGCTAGCTAGAACGAATTACGCCGACAGTTGGCGGCGAGACAATCTGGCCGCCAGCGGCTCGAGCCTGCCCGGCCGGGTTGGCGATGTCGTCATACCGCCCGATACCACGCCGCCGACCGTCACCATCAACAAGGCGGCCGCGCAATCCGACCCGACGAGCTCGAGCCCGATCCTGTTCGACGTGGTGTTCAGCGAACCGGTCACCGGCTTCACCGCCGCCGATATCAGTTTCACCGGTTCGACTGCGGGCACGCTCGCGGCGTCCATCACCGGCACTGGCCCGACCTACACGGTTTCAGTCACCGGCATGAGCATAACCGGGAATGTCGTTGCCTCGATCCCCGCCGCTGTCGTTATCGACTTGGCGGGCAACCCGAACACCGTTGCAACCTTCACCGACAAGACCGTCGCTTGGGTTCAACCGGTCGTCGGCACCGACGACGGCAAGATGGACTTTTCGCTGGTATCGCAAAGCGGACTGTTCGTTTTGCTCGATGACTTCTGAGGGAGACAATTGAATGTCCATCACGGTCAAAGACGCCAGCGGCGTGACGCAGACGGTCGAAACGCCATCAGCGGTCGGCCAAGCTGCAATGGCCGCGTCAAAGCCTGTCGTCATCGCCTCGAATCAAAGCGCGGTGCCGGTTAGCGGCACGGTCGCCGCTTCGCAATCCGGAACTTGGAATATCGGTGCGATCACGACGCTGCCCGCCGTCGTGGTCAGCGGCACTGTGACTGCGAACGTCGGCACCGGCACGCAGCCCGTCAGCGGCACGGTTGCCGCTACGCAAAGTGGCACGTGGAACGTCGGCAGCATCACGACGCTGCCGGTGCAATTTGCAGCGGGGCCAGCGACCGCCACAACCCAACGCGTCACCATCGACACCGGCCAAGTCGGCTCGCTCGTCGCTGGCGGCGTTCCTTGTGTATCGGGCGGGTTCGAATATGAAACCGTTGCTGCCAACGTGAGCACCGCACAGATACTAGGGGCAACCGGCGCAGTCGGCGACTACCTCGAGAGTCTGCTCTGCGTTGTGGCAACCGCAACCACATCGCAAGTCTCAATCGCCGACGGCAACGGTTCGGACATCATCGTGCTGCCGAACAACGTAGGCGCGGGCGTTGGCAGCTATCCGATTCCAATTGGCCTCACGTGCGTCAATGCCACGACTCCGGGATGGAAGGTCAAGACGGGCGCGGGCGTCACGGTGCTGGCGACGGGAAACTTTACCTGATGTTCCACAATCGCCGTCGCCTCATCAGTGCAGCACAACGGCCGTTCGTTGCCGCAGGAGGCGGCGGCGCTTGGACGCCTGCCAGTGTCACTACGGACTTCTGGTTCGACGCCTCTAACGCCGCCTCGATCACCGCCTCAAGCGGCGCGGTCAGTCAGTGGAACGACCTTTCCGGCAACGGTCGCCACGCGACGCAATCCAGCGGCTCCTTCAAATTCACCGACACCGCCAGCGCCCAGAATGGCAAGCACGGCCTGCTGTCGGTCAATGCCAACGGCACCTACATGGTGACTTCGGCTTTCAGCCGCACACAGCCGTTCATGATCTTTGCAGCGGTTAAGACAAACCTCCCTACGCCCGGCTCGGGCTATCTTAATATTATGAATGGGGCCACGACTAGTTCGGGCAACAGACCTGTCGTCTACGCGGCTGGCGACGGCTCTGTGCCGGGCATTCAGGCGGGCGGTACCTACCTCGCTGCAACAAGTGGGGGACCACAACTCGGCTTGCCCTACTATTTCACTTCCGTCTTTACCGGCGGCTCCTCGATCATGCGCGAGAACGGCGTACAGATAGCGTCCGGCCCCGTTGGTGCAACGGGACTGAGTGGGCTCGTCATAGCTTCGGATAGCGGTGGCGGTGAAGCTTATGACGGCTATTTCCTTGAACTGTTCTGCATCCCTGGAACATCACCGACCGACATCACCAACGCCGAAGCCTATCTAGCAGCAAAGTGGGGCATCGGCTGGACACCTCACACTGCATCCGCCGCGTTCTGGTTCGACGCCGACAACGTCCTCACGCTTACCAAGGATGGCAGCAACTTCGTCAGCATATGGAGAGACATCTCAGGTAATAATCGCAGCGTCAGTCAAGGTGGTGCTGGCTTCCAGTTCACCTACACGACCGGCGTTCAGAACGGTAGGGCCGGATTGCTCAGTGTCGCCGCCTCTCAGCAAGTCATGAACATGGCAGGCTTTACACTGACGCAGCCCTTTATTATCGCGTGTGCAGTAAAGACGACCACAAACCCCCTCGCCAAGTCGCTACTATGGGACATGAACAACGCAGGCGTTGGCCTCGTTGCTACCTTCGGCGACGGTACTACCGACAGCGGCATCAGTTCTGCAAGCAACACCGTGAGGGGCGGAGGCACACTCGCCAATAACACTCCATACTATCTCGTCGGCGTCTACGACGGGACTTCCTCAAAGTATCGCAAGAATGGCGTGGCAATCGCGGGGCCTAGCAATATCGGATCAACCGGCCTGACTGGTGCTATGTCAATTGGCTGCTACCCCGACGCCTTCGCTGGTTATTTCCTAGAAATCTTTCTGCTCCCCGGCAGTTCCACCACCGACATCGCTAACGCCGAAACATATCTAGCAGCGAAGTGGGCGATCTGACATGCCTGGATTGAACAAGCGTTCCGTCATCAACATGAACAACATGCAGTTCAATCGGGAATATACCACCATCAACTTTCTAAAGATGGCGTACCTCTACGGGCCTTCCACAACTCCCGACTTTGCCCTGCTAGACGCTAATGGTTATGGAACCAATAATTCTATTGGAGAGCTTATTTGGGCATTCAACCTGCCATCGTCGGCCAACGCCCCCGGAGCCTACGTCTTGAAATGGACCGGCGACGGCACCGTCTGGCTAAATGATGGATACACTTGGACGGAATCAAGTATCAATGTCACACGAACCTCAAACGGCCGCTACACCGGCACTAATGGCTATATCGTAGCGACCCTGACGGGATTTCCGGGCGGGCTGTTTGACGTTCGGATACATACTTTCAACAACTCCAATCCAATCACAGACCTAAAGTTCTACATGCTGGCTGACGAAGCTGACCTACTCGCCGGAAAGATATTCCGCCGTGGTTGGAAGCAGACCCTTCTGGACTTTAACCCCGGCGTCATCCGAATGCTGAACTGGACCGGCGGCAGCTCGAACCCTCTGGTGCGATGGTCAGACCGTATCCCGCCAAACTATAACCAATACGTCAACAGCTTTAGAACGCTGCCCTACGGAGCAACTACCGGCACGCAGGACCAAGTGCTGGCAGGTGTTACCGGGACGCCAGTCGCGATGCGACAAGGCGAGATTGCGCAATTTATGATTGGCCCTAGCAGTACTTCCAACACAACAGGGTCAGTAGTCCCCTCTACCATTTCGAAGGGGACCAACGGACGTGTTACCACCTCTGCCGCTCACAATTTCACCACTGGAATGAAGATCATTCACTTCATCCAGCACGGCGCAACCGGATCAATGTGGCAGCTACACTACAAGGTCGCCACCATCACCGTGATTAACTCCACTCAATACGACCTAAATATCAATACTTCAGCGTTCGATGACTTCACTGGCGTGGGGTACAATTATGTCATGCCACACGTCACGCTTAGCGTAGGCGGACGACCGGCGTATCCCGTCTTTCTATTCCAGCCTGAGCAGCCGATGACTATTTTTGGCAACTTTTGGGCACCCGGTGGCATGGCGTGTGTGGTGTTCGATAAGTACCTAACTGGAGATATGAGTATTGGACCTGGAATGTGGAGGACGTTTCAGACAAACGTACAGCCGGGTAGCTTTGCATATTATAATCCCGGCTGTCCAATCGAGGTCTGTACGGCCCTAGTCAACGAGCTTAATGCGGAGAAGCAACTCGCGCATCCGGGTAGCGGCGCAATCAATATGTGGATTACCGTTCCCTATGCCGGTCTGCTCTCAGTAGACCCCGACTACGACGCCAACGAAAACCTCGTCGTCAAGACAATCGACCGTTGCCTTAATGGCGATGGTGGAAGCTGGGCCGGCCTTACCGCCGCCGCCGCGCTGCTCGTCGAGTACTCAAACGAAACCTGGAACGCCGTTCAAGGCTTCGATGCTGGATATTACCTAGCTCGCATCGGCCAAGCTCGCTACGGCACTTGGCCTGGAGGTACAGGTTCAGGTTCGTATGCAGACGTCCATAGCTTCGCGACCACTCGCGCTACAGCTTTCCATCAGGACATTGCCGCCGCCTATCCAACTCAACTTGCCTCTGGCCGTTTAATCCGCGTCATGGGTGCTCACGCTGGTTCTGGACCTGTGAGTGGAGGGCCTAACAATGTCCGCGTTGATGGTAATGCTAGTACACTCGGTGATGCGTGGAACACTGGCGGTACTGCACCGTATACCAAATACGAGGCTATCGCTTGGGCTCCATACTTCGACGTCGCCGGGGGCCGGTACACGACCGATCTTCCCACCTACACGGCTAATTGGCTTGCCGCCGTCGGAGCTCCAGCCAAAGAGGCAGTCTGTGCCGGTTGGGTCGCTTTTGTCGACATGCTTGGCAGTGACTACGGCAGGATATACGAGACGACGGTACAGCTTCCCCAAAGTGCGCCGTGGATGGTTGCTCGCGGCAAGAGCGTGGTGCACTACGAGGGCGGATATAACTGGCCGACCTCCACAATCAACACCGGCTTAACCACAGATCAGGCAGCGTTTCTGACCGCAGTTCTAAACTCGACGGCATGGGCCTCTTCACAGAGAACGGTTCACAACACATGGGGAGCTACAACAGGGGCCTATCACCCCGCGCTCTATTTTGAGACTACCGACAACCGTTGGGGATACAACAGACCGCACTTTGACAACTATCTTGGTGGCGTCGAGGGCGCGGCGCTCAATCAGACCTGGGCTACAATAAGTGAATACAATAACGTGCAGGACGGCCTTGTTACGCCGCCTGACCCCGGCGTCACTACCGTTCCGCTGATGCTCGCGTTGCGCCTGCGTCTGCACGCCTAAAATCAGGAATCCGACATGGCGTTGAAACTTGTGACCGCTCCGGCGGTCGAACCGATATCGCTTGCCGAAGCCAAGGCACATCTGCGCGTTGACCACGCCGACGACGACGCGACCATTGATTTTCTAATCGCGGTCGCGCGCTCGCATCTGGACGCGGTGTCGGGATGGATGGGGCGCGCGCTGATTAACCAGACGTGGGATATGGTCGTCGACGCGTTCCCGACGGTCGCCGCGAGCTGCTGGTGTGGCACCGCCACGCCGACAACGGGGGTTGCTGCAATCCGACTGCCGTGGCCGCCGCTGCAAAGCGTGACATCAGTAAAATACTACGACAGCGCGGGCGTGCAACAGACCATGCCAGCGACCGACTACGCGGTCGACACCTATAGCGAACCGGGCTGGATTATTCCGGCGACCGGCTGGCCGACGACGCAGGCAACCGCCAACGCCGTGACGATCCGGTTCGTGGCGGGCTATGGCGCGAATGCGCTAACCGTGCCCGCGCCGATTCGGCATGCGGTGCTGTTGCTGGTCGGGCACTACTACGAGAACCGCGAACAGGTGTTGATCAATCCAGTAGGCGCGGCAACCGCGCTAGAACTGCCGCTTGGCGTGACGCATCTACTCAACCCCTATCGGGAATATGCGTTGTGAGCGGAACCCGCGCGGGCGAATTGCGCGAGCGGATCGCGTTCGAGTTTCAGGAGCTGGTCGATGACGGCTACGGCAATACCGTGTCGGGCGATTGGACGACCGGGCCGACCGTAGCCGCGCGCATTCAACCGCTACGCGGCGCTGAAACCGTGCAAGCCGCGCGGCTCGCCGGAAAGCAACCGGTCGAAATCACCATACGCCGGTCGGCGGCGACCGTAGCGGTAACGACCGATTGGCGCGCGCGCGATGTCCGCACCGGCACGGTTTACAACGTGCGCTCGGTCGTGAACCCGGATGAAAAACACCGTTTTCTCGCGCTCGAATGCGAGTTGGGCGTGGCGACCTAATGGCGCAGAACCAAAGCGTCGAAAAGTTCAAGCGGCTGACGGAGGACTTAAAGCAGGAGGTTCGGGACGCCGCCATTGATGAACTGAACAAGCAGGCGAAAGACCTAGCCGACCTGATCCGGTTCGTCGCGCCGGTCGACGAGGGCGGCCTTAAGCATTCGGTCGGCGTCATCCCGTCGTCGAAAGGGCCGACGCAGGTTCGCGTGATCGCGGGCGGCAGGTTGACGGTTAGGCCAAGCGTATCGAGCAAGCCCTACGACTACGCGCGTGCCGACGAGTTCGGCACCGTGAATATGCCCGCGCATCCGTTTTTCTTTCCGACCTATCGGCTGCGCAAAAAAAAGATCATCGCCGAAATGAAAAAGCGCATCCGCGCCAACATCAAAGCCCGGTCGGCCGAATGAGCGAACCTAGCCTGGAGCTGCAAGGCGCAATTTTGACCGCGTTGAAAGCCGACGCCGGGGTCGACGCGCTGATTGCGGATCGCATTTACGACAAAGTACCGCCCGCGCCGACGTTTCCTTATGTCACCATCAGCGACGACCAAGTGGTGTCAGCGCACGCCGATTGCCTCGACAACTCGACGCAAGTGTTCTCGACGCTGCACGCGTGGTCGCGCGCCGGGGGGAAAGTGGAAGTCAAGCGCGTGTCGGGCGCGGTCGTGAAAGCGTTGAACTTTGCGCAATTGCCGCTCGGCGGCGGCTTTCGGTTGGTGCTGCTGGAACACGACAGCACGCAATTCCTCGTTGACCCGGATGGCCTCACTACACATTCGGTCATCGTGTTCCATGCGTTCGTAGATGAAACCTGAACAGAAGGGCTTCCCCAATGGCCAAGCCGATTACACTTCCATATTCAAAAATGCTGATCCTGATCGGCGACGGTGCCACGCCGACCGAAGTGTTCGAAGCACCGTGCGGGTTGACTAGCAAAGGGTTCGACCTGAACGCGGCGTCGAACGACGTGCTGGTGCCGGACTGCGACGACCCTGAAGCGCCAGCGTGGCTTGAACGCGCAACCCGGTCGCTGTCGGGACAGATCACCGGCAACGGCATCCTGGCGGTCGAGAGTTTCGACCTGTGGCGTGATTGGGCGCTGTCCGGCTTGCCTAAGAACGCGCGCGTGCAACTCGAAGGAACCGGGCTCGGTTATTACGCCGGGTCGTTCCTGCTGACAAAGTTCACGCTGTCGGCCGCGCTCGGCGACAAGGTACAAACTGACATCACGCTAGACAGCGACGGGCAGATTATCTGGACGGCAGTCCCGTGAGCGGCGACGGTTCAATCATGCTGACTTGGGCGGGCGAGGAACGCCGGTTCCGCCTTGCCATCGGGCAACTACGCGAACTGCAAGAGTCCATCAACCGCAACCGGCCGGTTCCGGTCGGGCCGTGGTCGTTGTACCAAATGATATCGCGCGGCGATGCGTGGATGGACGATCTGCGCGAGGTGATCCGGCTTGGCCTGATCGGCGGCGGCACGCCGTCGCATATGGTTCCCGGTCTCGTCAAACGCTACGTCGAGGAGCGGCCGCTGTTCGAGTCGGTGCCGACGGCGCAGGCGGTGCTCGGGTGTGCATTGTTGGGCGACGTGACCGATCAGGTAGGAAAAAAAACAGAAGTGGAGACTCCAGCGACGTCATCAAGTTTTCAATCATCTACGGAACCGGTGCAGCAATCGGATTCACTCCGCAACACGTCGACCAATGCTCACTCTGGCAATTCGCTGCATGCGTCGAGGGATACAACCGCGCCAACGGTGGCGAGTCCAATCCCGACGCAATGACGCCGGACGAATTCGATCAGTTGCTAGCTGACCGCTACGATTTCATATCAACGGTGCATTGATGGCAGATACCGCCGCGCTGGTCGTTGCGCTCTCGGCGCAATTGACCAAGTTCGAAAAGGACATGAACGACGCGGTCGGCATCGCTGCGCGTGGTGCCAAGCGTATCGAGGACACGTTTGCGCAGGCGAACCCATTCGCCGGGCTCGGTCGCGCGTTGGGCGCGTTGGGGATCGCAACCGGGGTCGAGCAAGCCGTCGAGCAAATTCAGAAGTTGATCGAGGCGACCGCCAAGCTCGGCGACCAAGCCGAAATCGTCGGGCTGACCACGCAGCAATTTCAGGCGTTGCGGTTCGCCATCGTGCAGACCGGCGGCAGCGTGCAGTCGGCCGATAGTTTCATGGACCGGTTCGCAACCAAGGTGTCAGAAGCCGGGCAAGGCTTGGGCGAGTTGGCCAAGGTGTTCCGGGTCAACAACACCGCAATCAAAG